ATTTTGTATTAGATGGGGCAATAAAGATTGTGGGTAGTATTGCCGTTGTGGGTGCTTCCCGTTGAAGGATGGTTCCATCCTCTGCGATAAACACGAGCAAGGGTGCATTTGTTCCCCATCTAATTCCTTTAACGATAAATTCATCACCTGCGGAACATTCTGCAAAATATATACGCGCATTGACATTAGGAGAGAAAACCGGATAATTGTTTTCGTCCAATTCAATTTGGGTTGTGGATGCCGAAACAGGGATACTTTGACCAGAAATATTGATCGGGGTTGATTTAAGCACATCACTTGCAGAAATTGCGCTAATATTATTCCGCGCGGTAGCTTTTTGCGTATCGCTTGCGTTCTGTGTTTCGGTATAGCTCACAACGGTTCCGAATTTGTCCCCGACTGCTTTAGCATCTGCCGCCGCGCCGGATACCGTGAGACTTGTATCAACTACATATCCCGTTTCCTGTGTAATATGCGCCGCAAGCCACACCCCCACAGCATCAGAGAGCGCGGAACCTTCGCCCGTGTCCTCGGTGAGAATCTCTAACAGGCTTCCGTCTTCAACCATTGCGTTGATCTTATTTGCTACTTCAATCGGAATATTGGCATCTACATATGCGATAATTTGCGGTTTGTACGCTTCCCACTCCGCGCGCAATGCATCGTTATCCTGTTTCAGTTCTACCCAATCCGCGCGGGTACTCACCCACTCTGCAAGCATGGTTTTGATCTGGTCAAGAATCCAATCAAGATTGAAATCATGAAAGTTAGTATAGGGATACTGAGTCATATTTAAATCCTCCTTTACCAAAGCAGTAAACAGAATTCTTTAATGAAAGCATCTGCAATCATATCTTCGATGGAATACAAGGCAATCTCTCGCTCTTCTTTAATCATGGCCTGCGTAGTGGTCACGCCGATATTGCCCTTTTCGGTAACCGTTTCGCCTGTGGTGCTGTTTCCCGTGTCGTTGTCCGTATCGCTTCGTGTGTGCGTGATTGCGTTGTCAGCTATGTTTTTGTCTGCATGGCTCCACTCTAAGCCGTCGTCTGTGTGTACTGTCCCACCATTATAACCGTGAGTGTAAGATGTGTTTTTCAAGTCTTCGTTGTCCGCGCTTGTGCCGGAGCTCGTCCGTTCCTTTTCGTATTCGTTCGTTTCCTGCCTGCTAATGGTTCCGTCTTTGTTCCAAATGGGGTTGTACTTATAGAAAAGCGTATCAAATGCCCGTTGCCATTCGTGAACATGCGCCGCGCTCCACGTTCCGATTGCGTCCTTCATCCAGTCCGCATTTGCAACCGCCACGCACAAACCGCGGGACTTGAAACAGAGATAGTCAATAAACTGACTTGGCGTGATCGTCCAGAGCGTCCGCACCTGATTAGCCTCCACGCCCATATCCGCAATTACGGGCGCGGTTGGGAGATTGAGATAGTCAAACAAGTCCGGCCTGTATCGGGCTAATGCTTCCAGCGTCAGAATTTCCGTCATCGACATTTGCGCTCAACTCCTTCCTTAGGTCTTCATTATAATCTACTTTCACATTCAAGTCAAACATAGTATTCACCTTGTCAAGGCACTCGGCCATTGTCCGCTTCCAGAGGGCCACAAGGCACCGAGTCGCATAGTCATTAATGCCGCTCTCGTTCTCGGTCAGCCTCTCGCCCTTTTCAATCTGAATATTCGGGATCCCAATATAAGTATAGAAGTCATTCAGATATGCGGCCTGCGCGGTCTGTAGCTTGTCAATGATATAAGCCCGGTTAAGATCCTGCTGGAAGGGCATCCAGACCGGCTCCCCAGCGTCATTAAACAAGTCTTTATGCACAAAGATAGCCGGGTTCCCTTGCGCGATCTTATCATACATTAACTTAAAGCTTTCCGCCATTGCCTTATTCGGGGCGGGGAACACATAGGAAAGGCGCGCATTATACAGATTTGTGATAATGCTCGTGGTAGTGAGAGCCATCAAATCCGCAAAGTGCCCGATAATGTCAGCGATTCCGCGCCAGTCCGGGGACAGCTTGATAATCTCACATTCTTTGCCGATTCGCAAATCGTACACTTTATCAAAGAGCGGATTTGTCACAAGGGCGCGGGTGGGTCTGTAATATACATCATACCCGCTAATTCCGCACTGTTGCGGAATCACTCCGAACCGATCTGTTTTAATGACTGCCGCAACGCCATAGCAAATTAGGCACCATTTCAAGTATTCAGTATTCCAGCCTTCCGGGGCGTTCTGGAAGTCGAAAACACTAAATGCCTTTTGTGCTAGCCAACGCCGATAGAACATAGACAGTCTGTTGTCTGAAAGTTTCATCGTGCCGGGCACAATATGACTTTCAATCTGACTGATCTGTTCAAAGGAATAGGGTTCGGACATTTTTCTTTTGCCTCCTCGCTAATAGCAGTATAGTTAAATCCTGCTGTGTATGGTATTGATCCAGTTCCGAATACGCAATATCTCTTGGCCGTGGAATGTCCAGCACATCCCATCCGCCATTATTATTCCACCATTTTATCGCCTCTTGCACAAAGTTAGTTTTTCCGGGCCAGTCTTCCACTTGTTCAAACCGGGGGCTAATGATGTAATGACACCGCCATAATTCTAGGGCCATTTCCCGAATGTGCCATTCAATATCATCTGTAACGCCCCAGTCTTCCATCTGTTGCCGAAACGGTGCCACCCAGGCATCACTTGCCCATTGATCCCAAGTTAGCGTTATACCCATTCCGCTATTCCAGTATTTATCCCCAACAACAGACGAATGAATCATTGGAGTATAAACGGTTCCGCCTTGTGCTGTGGTCTGCCATTGTAGCGTTCTCCCAAGCATCGCCTGTTGCCGCTCAAATTCCCAAACCATCAATTGCAAGGTCAAGTTCAGCTGCCAATGTTTCGCGCCGTCTCCAACGCTCATTTCATCCATAGGGGTAGTTGGGTCTGCCAAGTATTCCGGGCTTGTTGCCATGCCCGCGCGCTGGATCAAAACCGGGAACATCGTCCATTGCACAAGCCCATAGCCGCCCGCATGGTCTGTTGCGCTGTTCAGGTCAATCTTGCCTTGCCCGTCTGCCTGATAGACGGGTTGGGTGTAAGTCGTGCCTTGATATTCTACTTGTTGCGTTTGAATTCTGGTATAGTGTTGTACCGCCGCCCAGCTTCCCGCGTGGATTGTATTTTTGGCATAGGTCGGTTCGCCTGATTGCATTGTTGCTATATAGTCAAATTGACGCAATGTTTTTCCGGGGGTTTTTTCAGTTGGGTTATAGATGGTAGTTGTTCCGCCTGATGCGTGCATTCCTCCGTACCACGTGCGGGTTCCCATACCGTTTAATGATGTGGGGTCAAAGGCTTTTAAGTCGTTTGGATCGCCCGTAATCGGAACGGTTGAGCCTGATATATTATTGCCCGCATATGGTTTATAACGATGCTCCCACATACCGCCGGCCACGGTTGACTCCTGCCAAGTGGAGGACAGCATAGCGGTCATGGATTGAAGCGAATAGCCCTTCCATGAAAGCCAGCAATACATGAGATACATATTTTGTGTGCGCTCATATGCTTCTGGGCTGTTCTCTGTTGCAGGCCCGTTAAAGTTGCCTATCATTTCCGATTCAAACCAAGGATCAAACCAATTCGGGTTCGTTGTGGTTCTGTATGTCTTCCATAAATTCCATTGCTTTTCCGCCCAATGCTTCTTTGCTCTCGCTTTGGCGTTTTGTTTTGCGTATGCATAGATTGCGGGGTCTACAGTCCAGACGGTCGTGTTACTCAATGTAAACACCGCCCTGCAAGTAGTTAACAATTGCGTCGGTTTCCGTGCTGGTGGCGGTTTCGCTTGCAAAGTTGCTTTGATCCATTTGGATATATGTATAAGTTGCAGTTACAATATTAGAGATTTGCGCGGGCTTTTTGACCGGGCTTCCATAAATTCCATTGGCTTTTGTAATGGTATGGAAGCGTTTAATCTGTAGAATGATATATTCAATATTGCGGTTGATACCTCCCGTGGTGCTTCCACTAATCGCCACACTCGGAGACATTGCCGCTTTGGTTGCATCGAGGATATGATTTGCAACATTCGCGCCCGTCCCAATCGGATTAGTGATCCACCCGACCGCGTTACCCGCTTCTCCAACCGCGCTTGTCATCGCCTTTGCCGCCGAATAATAATCAATCGAAACTTGCGCAAGTGGAATGTCAACCGCAAAATTAGCTTCATTCCGTGCCAATATGAATTTTTGATTATTGTTGAAAAAACAATAAGCCTCGAATTCAATCATGCCAGAAACAAGGTTTGCTGTCATGTCGAAATAGATTAGCCTATGGTTTGCGTCAACATCCGCATACAGCTTAGCAATAACCGCGCTATCTAATTCATATGTTCCCCAAGGTGTAATCAAACTATATTGCGCATAAGGGGCATAGTGCGGATATTCGTCTACATTTACCCCCGTTAGTTCAGCCAACGGGAAATTGCCGCCCACAAACGAATGATACAAACCATTCGTTCGGATCTTCCGGGCGGATGTTCCCGTGCCCCATCCAAACACAACCAAATCGTTAACCGCATCACTTTGCCCTGTAAGGGCGCCCGGGGCGAACGGATACCATTTGCAGGATGAAATAAATTGGAAGGGGTTAACCAAAGACTTTAGCACATCGCCGGAAATATCGTCAATTTCCGAAACAGTAGGCAACGATTGCCCGGAGGGAACGGGGGCGAATCCTACCAAACTATCCACAAGGGTTGCTAATTGCGCGGCGGTAACAACGTAATAACTAACCGCGCCGAGGGAGGGAGCTGTTTTAGATACTACGCTAATGATATATGCTCCTGTTTCAGGTGTAGGATAAAAGCCAGTACCTACTTTATCAGTCTGGGCGATGAAGTTAGCTTCCGCCGGGTAAAAGCTATCCGGGATATTGGTATTCACATGAGCGGGGTTTGATGCCCTGCCGACATAACCATAGCTTCCGAGAATGTCAGTTTTGAACGATGCTAACACATCAACCGAACATGAATAAGTCCATGTTCCATCCGCGTTATACCGAATATCATCAACATAATAATATCGGGAAAATGCGGGGATATGGACATAATTACTTGCCAGCGCGTCCGCTTCCAAATTTCCGGGGATTGCAATGCGCAATTGCGGGCTCATGATACTGCTATTCGCATCATTGATATTGGCAGTAATCGCAATTCCGGTCATAGTCGATGGAGGAACCAAGGTTGAATTCCGTTTCTTTTCAAACTTATAAAGTAATATATTCATTTCCGCATCCCCTCCAATCTATACGGGGAGGGCAGGAATTCCCACCCTCCCCAAAGTTCGGAATCAGTCCAGCAGGAGGACAACGGCCTTTTCGGTCTGATCGTTCCATCCGCGGAGGTCCATATGATAGAATACATTATGATAGCCGCCCGCAGGATTGAACGGGGTTGCCGCGCTCCACTCGTGCACCTGGGTGATGCCCGCCGCCTCATAATCCATCAGGATGCCCAGCACGGGGGAAGCGGTGACAGCATTTCCCGCCGCATACGCGCCCGCCGCCGTGATCTGGGAGGGCGTAATATTGATAGAATCCGGGGTCTGGATGCTCTGCCAGTAGCTGACTTCTTCGCGGTCGCCAAACTGCAAATACTGCGGATTGAAAACAGCGGAGATCACCCTTGCGTCGATCTGTGCAAGGAAGGGGCTATAGAGATACAGCCTCTGCCGATCCTTCGGGGTGTGACGGTAAATATCGTGCCCGGTAATGTTAGACTGATACAGGGTAGACCGCTCTTCAAAGCGCGCGGAAAGCGTGCGGAGTTCCGCGAACACCCACTTAACAAAACCATCGAAGTGGGTAGTCATGACTTCGGTATTATCTTCCAGACTCATCAGACCAGCGTATTCCGTGACAAGGTGGCGCACCCGGCCTGCGTTGATCGTTGCCGCGATAAGATTGCACAGCACAGCGCGCGCGAATTCCTCGCGGTACTGTTCCAGCTTGTTAGCGACTTCGGTGGTGATGCCGCTAATAAACCGCATGAATTCGTCCGGACCGGTGAAAGCCATATCCAGTTGATCCCGGAAAACGGTATAATGATTCTGATAGCTGTTATAGCTATAGAAGTTAGTCTGGAGAACATCGGGTTTTTTCACCTTGTAGGGGTCAACGCTCTGACCGTCCGTCAGGTCGTACCGCTCTTCATTCTCCACGCCAGTAGAACCGAAGTTGATCTTGCGGACATGATTCCCCCACTGAACCGCGTCACGCTGGAGACCACGGAAGCGGGCGTTGTAGGGGCGGACCGAGAAAATGGTTTTGCTAAGAACCTGCGAAATAGCGGTCATAAGAACATCTGTGCCGGTGAGAAGAGCGGTCTGGGCCTGCGAAACAAACCCGCTAAGATTAGTAGCCACAAGGTTAGTCTTGCCCGTGGCCTGATTAACGATCGAATTCAGGATGGTAGCAGCCTGGGTGAAACCCATAGCAGAGTTCACATTAGCAATATCGGCAGCCATTTGTTAGTTCTCCTTTCCATAGTTGGGATTGATGATCTGGGCAAGTACGGAATCCGCGGAAAGCTGATTTTCCGCACGTTCCGCCGTCTTGACGTTCCCGGTCTGAATAGCCGAGATCAGGCTATCGAATTTCAGCCCGAGAGCCTTAACGAGTTTTTCGGTCTCGCTTTCCGGGGCGGGGGATGGATCCGAAGCAGGAGCGGGGGCCGGGGTCTGTTCCGAAGCAGGAGCGGGAGCCGGGGTCTGTTCCGAAGCAGGAGCGGGAGCAGGGGTCTGTTCCGAAGCAGGAGCGTTCATTGCGTCAATCTCCGCTTTCGTATATCCAGCGCGCACAAGTTCAAGTATTTCCGAAGGCTTCATTAATAAGCACCTCCAATTTTGCGATAGTTCGTTTCAGTTCGTCCAGCGTTTCGCGGATTGCGTCAATCGGGTCAATTGGGGTCGGTCTCTCGCCCGCATCTTCTCCGCCTCCTTCCGAATAGTCAATATCTTTTATCAAGCCATAATTTGTGAAGCGGGAGAGTTTACCATACTGCACGCCACCCGTTGTGGACTCCATGACCGTTTCCGCATCAATCACAATAGCAACATGGGTAGCATTCTGCATATCGTCATTATAACCGCGCTTTTTCTCGCCGCCGTCATTGCGCACGATGAAAGCGAGAGATCCCGGCGGGGGAATGTGCCCTTTGACGGTTTGCCGATCATAGACAAGTTCCCGCCACATATGATTAGAGCCGCGATAGTTGATAATGTGCAAGCCTGCTTTTTCAAGTACAGCTTCGACGAATGCTTGACAGTCCATTTTGCTATACGGCGTACCAATCAAGCCCGAATTCACCGCAGTTTTTGCGATTTGCTTTCCGCTAATCATTCGTCAACACCCAGCTTTGTAAGAATCTTGGTCAGCACCACCGTATTATTCGTGATTGCCTGCGTTGTTGCCGCGGTCTGCTCTTCCAGCGTCTGCCGCATCTGCTCCATTTCTTCCTTGTGGCTCTTCACTTCCGATTGCCACATAGCGAACATTGCCACTACGCACGCAATCGGGAAGCCGAGGGACTGAATGACATTCACAATATCTTGCATGGGTGTTCCCTCCTTTTATAAGAAAGGCATTAGTTATTTCCTGCCCTGTGCGGGGGCGTGGGCACCCTTCCGGGGTTGCACTTGCCCAATAACTAATGCCCTTCTTATTATATCTAAAGTTTGATTCTATGTCAAATAAAATTGCAATATCTGAGGAATAGGGCTTTGATAAGGTGACTTTCATAGATGATTTTCCCTGTCATCGCCGCAAGTATGATCCCCCTATGTGTTGCAAAGAATCGCTTCATGTCCACACCATCCCCGCTAAACTTTCCAACCGTGCCAGATGCATGGGAGGATGCATAGTAGAGGGGCGCGGATTTGTGCTTATACAAGGTGATCTCTCCAACGGTTACAAGCGGGTTATACTCCCGGAGATTGACGCTATAAACATCCGGATCATCAGAACCAGCAAAGGCATTTTTAATTGCCATGTCTGAAAAGGCATTTTCCCGCGTCAGCTTATAAAGCGCGGTTTTCGCTTTGCGGTCTGAGATTGGGCTATCATTCAGCAGATAAATACCTACAGACCGTTGCGGATTGATATAGGTGCTTTTCCCCTGCCTAATCATGGTTTCAATTGTGGAGACAAGCCCGAGACCTACCAAGAGCGGGCAAGCGAAATCATTAGCATTCGCAAGGCATAACACTTGAATAGGTGCTTTCCCCTGCAATTCCCTGTTGCGGTTCAATGTCTCATAACAGTTATACCATGCATCCGATTCATTCTTAAGCGCGCGTTCGTGGCTCTCCGGTATGAATTCGTCATAGATCAGCAAATCCACGTCCGACATATCAAAGCCACGCAAATTGGCTACCGTTGATAGTGCGATTGCATAGCCCAGTAATTCCCCTTGCGTTGCGTTGCCCTCTTCATCTAATTTGATATGATAGTAACCATAAATGGATTTGCCCAAGGGAGCGGGTTCCACAAGATAGTCCGGGGAACAAACAGACTTGAAAGGGCTTGTTTCCGGTTTGCTGATTGTGTCAAGTTGGCTTTGGGTTCGCCGCATTAAGCAAAAGCGCGTCTTGGTTTCGTAAACGTATTTTAGCGCGCCGAATGTTTTTCCCGTTCCGCGCCCGCCGATGATGAAATTAAACGTCATCCTCTGCGCTATAATATTAGGAATGTTTGCAAATCCGTTTTCGTGATATAGTTCCATTGTTATAACCCCCATAAAAAGAAAAGCCGGGGCGCATCCCGGCCTTGTATGTTAGGCGATGAAGCAAATATAATTGCGTCCCGCCTTGCTCTTTTTCGTGCCAATCTCGAAGCTATCCAGTTCGTCCGTTTCCATCATGGTCAGGAACAGCAGCATTCCTTCGATAAAGCTGTTGGAGCGCGTGCCGATGTACTCGCCGTCTTTGGTCTTAACTTTCAGCGTGCGCACAACTTCGCCGGTCTGAACATTGGTGTCCTGGATGAGGATATAGCCCGCAACTTCCACGCGCTGACCTGCGAGATCAGACATAGACGTGCCGGGGGCGTTCAGCATATTATACTTTTCGCGCTTGTCAGTGATACCGTACTCTTTGATGATTTCCATGTTCGTTTTCCTTTCTTTTCGTGTCGTTCGGTTTGGTTAAGTTTGGGGAGGGGCTGGACGGTGCGGGGCAACCCCTCCCCGTGTACATGTATGGTATGCAGACGATGCGCCGTCTGTTACCATTTCATATTATAATCGGTATACTTGTGTTTGTCAAGAAATGCATTAACAAGTTGGAGTTGATAGAGATAGCCGCGGCCCGGATTCATGCTGTATTCAGTTTCTACCAAGGTCACGTTTGCCGTTATCCTGACGGGGTGACCGTCAATCACGGTTTCAAGCGGTTCTTCGTCTGGATCATGGTAGACCGCACCCAGCTTTTCGGATTCATGGAAGATCAGGTTAAAATCAAACTTTTCGATTCCGCCCAGCTTTTCCAATTCCTCGCTTCCCTTTTCCTTGGGTACGCCCGCAACGGTGATTTTCAGCTTCCCATTTTTGACGAAACAATACCGCTTTGCACCCAACGTGCGGAATAGATCATAACTCCCTTCGTCTTCATATACTCCCATATAATGGGGATTGCCTTTGCTGTCTAAAGCCCACGCACCCGAACGTTTAGCGTCCCGGATACGTTCAGCATTAAACTTGCTAAAATCCACCTCGCCGCGTGCCTTTACGGAATCGGTATCTGCATAGACAAAGGCGGATATAGGGCGGTCGCCGTGCTTTGCTTCCGCAAGTTTGATTCCTTCCCATAGGCGATATCTCGCGTGCGCTGTTACCCAAGGGGCCCAAGCGTAATTCAGATAGGCTTTTTCAATCGCTTTCTTGTATTCCTCTTCCCGGTTGAAATCTTCTGCAACTTGCCACTTCCCATTTTTGTATTCTATCGGGTTCGTAATCACTCGCTGACACATCATCCCATAACAAGAATTGATTTCCCCCTTGGCATGATTGTAACGGACTTCCGCACCTTCAACGCCTTTTAGTGCTGTCTTAGCCTGATAAAGAGATATAATCACATCAGTTAAGGGGCGGGGAAGATATCCATAGCGCGCCGATTCCATCCAATCTATCTTTGCATATTCCCATTGATATTGATCTTGTATGATCTCAAAATCTATATCAGTTATCGCAATTTCAAGATAGTCAGCAGATAAGACACGACCGTTTTCAACATCCGCATTAAGAGGATAACAATAGCCGACTTCTGTACATTTATCAAAGGGAATATATGGATTGCCTATGCGCGGATTCCGCAAACGGATATGACCAAACTTCCATTTCATCAGGAGACAACGCCCGTGATCTAAGCAGTATTGGAGCCGCTCCAACGTGGGTTCCTCGTCTCTAAACTTGCTCATTGGGAATTTGCAATGCACCATTACATCCGGATAGCTGGATGAACGGTCGTAGCTGTGGACATCTCCCAAGAGATCACCCACCCATGAGCGGTTAGCATGAGTATCACCGCCGCGGAAAGCGTTGCGCAATCTGTCATAAGTGCGGATGCTGTTTTGCATTTGGGTAACACCATCAGGACACCAGCAACGGAGAGCTTCACGGACTTTCCGCCGAATGTAGCCCGTCACGGTATAAGGGATCGTGTACAAGTTATCATCGTAATAGGTAAGGACACTTTCCACGCACTCGACCACACAAATGACATCATGGACACAATACGCCAGTTCTTCATCTGTTAAGGGTGTGTCACTGAAGCGCATAACGCTATAATCCAATTCACCAACTAGCTTTTGGTGATCTGTTCTCAGGTTTTTACACCAGTCATCCAACGCATATCCTGAAAGGCGATAACTACAGCGTAGTTCAAGATTTTGCATTTTGCAATAAAGGGGGGAGCGTTTATCTGTTGCGAAAACATCGAATTCATCAAAAGGCCATATGCCGCTAAGAAACTGGAATTCAAAGGCCAGGTTGTGAACGTAGACCAGCAAGCGCGCGCCCATAGGTTGCAAGTATTCATTCAGGCTTTGCACCAGTACCAAGAATTCCGCCCACGTTCGCCCTATAACTGTGTACCGCTCTCCAAATTGCCATTGCCATATATACATCCAGCTTTGCCAATCACTAACCTCTTTTCCAAGGTGGGCTTTACTCGTTTCGATATCAAACGAGGTCACTATATTCAGATACTTGTATTTCTCGCCCGTTTGCTTATCTACCGGATATTTCCCTCCCTTCTTGACGCGACAGATTGCGACACCATCCAAGAGCATTTCAGCGCGCGCATCAGACGCTTTAATGATTGGCGTGTCTTTCAATCTCACCGCCTCCCGTGGGCGCGTTTATAACTGACGCGAACGGTTCCACGCATGGTATAAACCTGTTTCAAGTCTGCAAGCGCATCTTGGCTATCTGATCCCAAGCCGAGATCATTTATTACGCGCGCCGCCTTGGTCAGCAAGGACTCTTTGCGGTCACCGCTTAAAACTGCTTTTGTTGCTTCTTGACGCACCGTGTCAGAATTATCGCGCCGCCCGACTACCTTTTGAATCATACCCATTAAACGATTTACTTTATCCAATTGCTTTGCGGAAAGTCCCTTTTCCAATGCTTCCGCTAAATCTTCATCCCCCATGCTTTCCGCTTCCGCGCGCAAGCCTTCTATCTGATCTTCACGCGCCGCGCGGACTTCCGAAACAGTTGATTGCATACCCGCGCCGATGCCGTGCGCCGAGCGCGCCATTGCCTGCATGACTTCTTGATCTGACAGACCGCGCGCGGATGGAAGCACTTCTTTAAGATCGGAATACTTCTTATAATAAGGGTTATAGATTTCACCTGCCGCCTCTAAACGTTCAACGCGCTTGCGGATGATGGAGCGTTGGCGGGAATATTCGCGCCGTATCGCCGCCATGTCATTATTGAAAGCGCGCTGGATGCGCTCTTGGGATGAATAATCGGGAAGAGTCGTCCCGGGGGCAAGGGTTGCGCCGCGTTTAGTAGCCATTATGATTTCCTCCCTTCAAAACTCTCGTATTCAGGACATGGGCATTTGTTCCATACGCCAGAATCGGGACAAGACTTGCAAGCGGGGAAGGGGTCATCGTCTTTATAAGGGTCTTCGGTCTGGGTGCTGGATGCGGGGAGCATGGGAACAACGTGATCCAGATAATAGCGAAGAGCAAGACGGAGAATGTCAGATTTGGAGATAGGCATAACGGTTTGCACCTGTCTAATGTCCTCCACCATGCCAGCAGGGATTTCAACGCTTATGATAGTACGCTTTGCCATTGGGTTTTCCTCCTATAATTGCCCTCGTTACCTCCGGGGCGGGATTGGTTCATTTACGTTCGCCGTGAACGTCGAATAGTTCTTCCCAAAGTTCAACGCTCAGGATGGGTGCGCCTGCAATGGGTTCCTTGGCTACAAGCGCAATTGTAGCAATTGTGAACCTTCCGTCAGGATCGCGGACAACAAACCCTTCTTTCATTCCGTAACGGTGCATTGCTTTGATAGCTTCGTTGCGGTCCTCAGACTGGAAGATGCAGACGTTGGGACGGGTGGAGCCTTCGTGACGCTGGAGAATAACATTGTATTCGATCATGACGATCTCCTTTCTATTGCCCTCGTAACCTCCGGGACGGGGTTGGTTCAAAAGTCACTGTTGAGATAGCACCAAGTGCGGGCAATGCTCAACCCTTCAACTACTCCTTGAATGAAGTCCGTGCCCGTATCGGCATAACGAGTGCCCACCAAATCAATTTGACTGTTCAGGTGCCTTTGCAAATCCAGCAACGCCTTTTGATAGCCCTTGCGCTCTGCTTCTTGCAATTCCCGTTCCACAATCGCGCGTTCCACTTCCGTCATCATGGTTTAATTCTCCTTTCTTGGGGTATCTCCCCATACAGTATTATAGCACGGATTCCGAAAAATACAACTACATTGTAATACAATCATTGACAAGTTTTTAACATACCCTAACCCTACCCCTACCCTAACGCAACCCACGCGCAACCCTTATGCTTGTATAACCATTATGCAAACATAAGGGTTTTCGTTTCGCAAGGTTATAATTTCATAAGTGTTTGCTATGAGCACATTTTTACCCTGCGCAAAACACGCGATTTTTGACACCGAAGTTTAGTAGGACTATACGGGGGGTTTAGTAATACTGTATACCCTTATCCCACTTT